TCAATTCTTGGAATACCTCCTTTTGACATTTTGATGGGCTTCGTAACAACTACAAAACGCGAATATGATACTTCAACCTTATCGCTGCTTTTAGATTTCTTAGATGAAGTAACACTGTAATCATAACGAGGAAATGCAACATCTTGTGTTGCATCTGTTGCTGCTGGCATTAAAGAATCCAGTCTATATTTGGTTAAATCGACATCGCCTGCTGAAACTGTGTGGAATTCATTCGAACTTGATGGATTAGATTCATTGGATGGGTTGGCTTTTGATTCTTTTTTGGACATGTTGGTGTGATTGTTTGAGTTATAATCATTTTTGTTTAAGATGTTTTTAATTCAATTTTTATAAGTATCAATTTTTTCATTATGGGGGCAGTTTGAAGAACTGGCCCTATGATGAAAAAAAGATAGTTATAAAAATGGCTGGCGATTGTTGAGACTGAGAATGCCAATTTTTATAAGTATCAATTTTTTCATTATGGGGGCAGTTTGAAGAACTGGCCCTATGATGAAAAAAAGATAGTTATAAAAATGGCTGGCGATTGTTGAGACTGAGAATGCCAATTTTTATAAGTATCAATTTTTTCATTATAGGGGCAGTTTTTACTATATTAACTGTCACACAAAGAATTACTCAATCATTCATGACTAGTTTTATTTAGAACCAATATTTGCCTACATTTAATTTTATAGCCACATTCTAATATCTTTAGTTTAGGACATCTTACCTTTTGTACCCAGAATTTACAAATCTCAAAAATAAGCTGTATTTCATGTTGAGATTCAATATGTTTTATTAAGTCATCTAATGATGAAATTGGTTCAGGGTCACTTTTAATTGATCCATCAGCATTCGTCAAAAATAATGATGTTTTAATTTTTTGTGGTGTGTCTTTCTTAGCATCTTGATCATATTCAGTGTCTATCCACATTGTTATAAATGTAACATAATCATTTTTAGTATTCGTGTGAATATTTTTAATAGCTGGTATATAAGCTGGTAGGTAATTATTTTTATTACCTGTGTAAATAGTTTTAATAGCCGGTAGATAATCTAAATCTGTACATCTTACTTTTTCGCCATGTTTATAAAAATATACAAAGTCTTTATTTTTTTCTTTCATAATCTTCATTGTATGATATTCATCGATTGGCCTTAATATTTCTTCAAATAATTCATTATTACCGGAATCTGTTGGATCGTGCATAATCCAAAATTTTATACGATACGTATCTGCCGAGTCATAGGCGTCAATCTTGTGAAAATATATATTGGATGTTTTAATTGGCTTAGTGATAATTATAAATCGTGAAAATGCAGTACTATTGCCGTGATCATAGTGTGGAAATGCCGCATCAATATGATATGCATAATCATGATATCTATTAATTGGTTTTAATGTATATTTAGTTAAATCAATGTCATCTCCCTGAAGTACAATAGGATCATAAAGATGTTGAATATTAGTTTTGTGTTTGAGATGACAACTAAATAAATTCTGTGTTAAATCATATTTAAATGGTTGTTCAATAAGCATTCTTACACATTTTATGCTACAACCACATTCATATTTTCCATAATATTGTTTATTTTTATTTATCCAAAATTTTTCTATCTTGAAAATATATCTAATAATAGCACCATATGACATATATTTCCTAAATGTATCAAGTGTTGGAGTATCTACACATTCTTCACTAATTGCACCGTTCTCATACAACCATAATTTAGGCAATTCTTTAATTTTAATTTTTATTTTATTTATTTTTTTATCATCTGTTGTACTGTGTGGTAAATCTCTCAACCCCTTTATCATTGATGTGTATAACAATGGTATATAATCTTTTTTACCATCGTCACCAACAAAACATATAAAATCCTTATTTTTTTCATCATTTACTTTTTTTTTTGTGATATGCATCAATTGGATATAACACCTTTTTAAAAAGTTCATCACTTCCTGGATCTTCTGAATCATGCCATAATTTAAAAAACATACAATCAGCATCATTGGGTCTCCACATGTTATGTTTTTTTGCGATACCACCTCTTGATAATCTTATTGGTTTTGTCCTAACGTAAAAACTTTTTTTATCATATGTCGGAAACATTGTGTATTGATTGTATGTATTCTGTCGCGTTATATCAATTATCTGTGATGCATCATATTTTTCAATATTGAAATCCTCAGCATCAATCAGATTGGCCATTTGTCACTTATCACTAAATGTTATTCATGTGACACATATTTATTATCAATTTTTAATTAATGATTGCTATGTAAGAATACCATAAAGTAAACATATTTTTATTATAAACCAAATGTTGTGTTGTGTCTTGCTGAACAGACAAGTATGTCGATCACACGGAACAATAAAATAAATCATTAAAATAATAACATTGGGATAAACAATAGGAACTAATATTCGTTCTTATTATTTTTTTTATTTATTCATTTTATTGATTTATGTGATGGGATACTAATGATCATATAGACCAATAAAATAAATGACAATGATGATCTGCATGACGGAATAAAAATACTTAATGTTCATCATACAATTATTACATTGTTAACTATTTTATTGATTATATGATAGTAAACACAATATACTTTTAAAAATCATTAGCCTATAATACATTCTTACGTTGCACGCATTAGTAAAAAATTGATTTTGTCATTCATTATTATCTATTATTCATATATACAGTTATTTTTACTCTAATGGCAACCGGTAATAATTTTGTTGACTTTGTTGATTTTAGTGACAGTGATGATAATGTGTCAATTTGTCAAACACAAAAGTCATTATATAATATGGATTCAAATAAATATGAATATGATGCGACAACATTAAAACATTACAAAGCAATACGAACAAGTAAATTTAATGTTTTTTTACCTGAATCAACTGATTTTGATGTTTCTACTGCTTTTGCATATCCCAATATGTGGGATCCATATAATGGAAAAATAACAGGAATTGATCCATATGGTCCACTTTTATTTTTTCCAGATGATCTGGTCCGGTATTATTACACCAAGCGTCTAGATATGATTTGGAATGAACCAATTGATGATGTTGATACTGGGTATTTTGCAGGATATTATGGAGATGCTGTTGGTGCTGGTATTAATATTACTGTAAGTGGAAGGGGTGACTATCCGGAAAAATATCTATTTAGATTGCCTATAACAAATTGTTATTTGCCTACCACTCATCATCTTTCTACGGTTACAATGGGACCAATTCTGACTGATGATCAGGTGCGAGAAATTGATGAATTGGCTGGAAAACATAAATCTTATTACAAATCAGCTTATGGTAAAGAAAGACCATCTCTAGTGCATATTAAACAATTATATGATCAGGCAATCAGCAAGACACCTGATATTTCAAAGTTGATCAAAGCTGCTGATGTTGCAAAATTGTCAAAAAGTGCATTGCAGGACTACTATAATCGGGCAAATAGGATTGCTGTAGATGCACTTGTAAAAATATAACTGGATGATATTATAGAACTTATGTTGATAGAAATTATTTTATTATTATTATGTCTATTCTGTTTGTACATATCACACCACACATGCGAACATTATGAACATGTTTACACACCTGATGAAATATTTACTCATCTATCATATGTTGATACAGTGTTGACTGAGAATAAAATAAAACACTGGATTATGTATGGGACTTTATTAGGTGCTGTTAGAAATAATGATATCATACCATATGATTATGATTTTGATTTGGGTGCAAATATTGATGATTTAGATACAATTCTATCACTCAACAATAAGATAAATAAAGATGGTTATGTTTTTATTAAACCAACAACAATGTGTGTTGATTATGATACTTTGTCAAAAGAAAAATCAATGTGGAGAGTGTCATTAAAAATAGAATACAAAGGTATTGTCATGGGTGATATTTATTTATACAAAAAATTTAATGATGGTTACATGAGAAGATTTGATATAAATAGTGGCACATATTTTTGGCCCAATTCAACATTTCATTCTTGGTTTATTGATACTCTAAAATGTGTCACAATTAGAAATAAATGTTTTGATGCCCCTATGTATCCTGAAATATTATTAGAACATTGGTATGGAAAAACATGGAAAACTCCTATTAAAGCCAGGGCACAAGGTGGTGAGGGTGATGATGCATCTGATGTTTATGGGGGATCAAAAACAATTTCACTTAATTTCCTCAAAACATTCTTAATAAAAAATAATATAGATGGTATATCACAATGTTTGAATCATAATATAGAATACATATTTCCAGCAGAACAAAAGGACTGGATAATTAATAATGATAAAATGTGCGTATAAAATAAATTTATTATTCTAATATATAAATGTCAAAATTAAACTTTTTGCACGATGTCAAAAACAGATTTATCAAAGATGATAAAGTTCAAGTAGATGAGGAATATATTATTGATGGTCCAAAGGGTCTCACAATTAAATATTACCACAAAGAGGGTACAGAAATTGAAAAGGTTACTATTTCTGGCAAAGATGATAACTACAGAATGGTTGTTATTTCCGGTGGTGATAAAAAGGAATCAACCTTATCAAAATCTGATTTAGTTAAGGAAATTGGCAAAAACAAAAAATTGGGATTTGCCAAAGACTTCTTAAAGACACAAAAAGGGGGGCGTAAGGGTTCCAAGGCCAAGAAGGCTTCAAGCACTAAAACCAAGAAGAGTTCAAGTTCCAAGGCCAAGAAAGGTTCAAAAGCCAGAAAAGGTTCAAAAGGTAAATAAATTAAAATAATCCAAAGGCACGTTCTTTTTCTTTCTCTAATAAATTCTTAGTTGATTTTATTTTTGCCAATTCAGATTTAGTTTTCTTAGGTGCTGTTTCTTTCATAATTGAAACAATACTGTCAACAATTTCAGTTGATCTTGCAACCTTATTTGTTGCTAATACTTTTTCTCTAGCCTTGGCCGCTGATGCAGATGTTTGAGGACGACATGGTGGTAACTCCAAAACTAAATTTGCTGTTGTACTAGATTTGACAGTAATTGAGTCAACCACAAATTTAACTATTATGGTCCAAGTTGATTTCTTCCAATATGTAACTGTGTATTTTGCATGTATTTGCATTTGCATTGTTGTTTTCACACTTTGAGTAATTTTGATCAAGTCATCAAGTGAACATGCAGACTTCTTAACATCATCTATTTTAACTGCATCTTTGTGAACAACAAAAGATACATCAACTATGGGAACACCCTTATGCTTTTCATAATTGACAATATCTTGATCATGTACATCTGTCGCTTTGATTTTTCCATCATGTTGTGTTATTTTAAGTTTAATTGCTGTTTTACCTGCAACTGATCGTGCTATAGGATCCTTAAGATAAACTGTGTGTGAAGTCAAATCATTACCAACTAATTTATTGATACATCCAATGGCACCCTCAACTAATGCATTGCGCCGCATAACTATTTTATCAATAAAATTAGAATTATCAGAGTGCATTACTAATGTTTCAACTGTTTGGGATAATTTGGGTTTTGCAGCTGTTGATTTTATTTTTTTAGTCACAATACCAGAACCCACAGATATTTCACCAACAAGTGGATATTTGTCTCTATAATGTTTGAGTGTTGGAACAGATAATGATACTGATGTCATTTGATAGTAATTCAATTGACACAATATAATTAACAGGTATGTTTTATATCAATTTTTTATTAGTGCTTTGATTTTGGAAAAAGTATGTGTAGTAACTATCATATAATCAATAAAATAGTTTACAATGTAATAATTGTATGATAGATATTAAGAATTTTTATTCCGTCATATGGTTCATTATTGGCGCTTATTTTATTGGTTTATATGATCATTAGTATCCTATCACATAAACCAATAAAATGAATAAATAAAAAAACAATAAGAACAAAAAGAACAAATATTAGTTCCTATTGTTTATCATAATGTCATTCTTTTAATGATCTATTTTATTGTTCCATGTGATCAGCGTACATGACTTTTCAATAAAAATCAACACAATATGCAACATTTGATCTATAATAAAATTATATTTACCTTATGACATTCTCACATTGCAATCATTAATTTTTTATTAGTGCTTTGATTTTGAAAAAAGTAATATGATGAATAAATGGAATTTTCATCATATGCATAATAAAAAATGTATGGAAAAATAATAATCACTTGTGACATACTATTTTATTGTGCATGTTTATCAGATTTCTTATGTGATCTACTCATATCTTTATTATCATCATTATATTTAACATTTGTTTCGGTAGGATGTTTATCAATTGATTTCACAGGATGTTTACTATTTGACTTAACTGGTTGTTTACTATTTGACTTAACTGGTCGTTTACTATTTGATTTCACAGGATCTTGTTTTTTCAGGCACACCCTGGCACCTATATACAATAAAAGAT